TCCTCCACTTGATGATAATGTGTTTATTACTCTTGCCATAGTTTTTTTTACTTGTCGAATTCGTTAAATTTAAACTACGAATTAGCCTATTTTATACCATTTTGTTTGACTTGCTAAATACATATAAGTAGCACAGCCACCTCCTGCTAAAGTCGTTATTGTATTTATAATAGTCCCAACTACGGCAGAAAGTGTTAATGCAGTAATTCCTCCTACACTCATTACAGTGACTTTTTGCTTATCAATAGGGTTTGGCGGAAAATTATAAGTTAAAGAAGCCGTTACTCCTGCTTCATGAATAAAAACAACTTCATTACTTGTGTCGGGCGCACTTTCTGTTCCGCTTGTTGCTGTTGAGCGTTGTGCTGTACTTGTTCCTGCGCTCATATCAGTAGAAATCCAAACCGCACCATCGTAAAATCGATACACCAACGCCCCCGATGTATATCCTACGCCTCCAATAGTTGAAGTGCCTGATATAACGTGAACTATATAGCCTTTGTTAGTTACAGGTGTTGGGTCTGTAACTGTTATTGTGCCGTTAGCGGAATAGAAACCATCATTAAAAGCCGTTGTATTAGCGGTTATTATTAAGTTAGATTTTAAAATTTCGGTTACATAAGAACTTGTTTTATAATATCTAAATAAATAAGTTCCCTCTGGATATACAACACCCCCAACAGTTATAGTTCCTGAATGCGCATAAACGGTATAACCTATACCTTGAGTTGACGTACCCCCTGTAACGGGGTCTGTAAATGTAATATTAGTAGCTGATTGCGCACTATAATTAATTGTTGCCTCTGCTGTTGTGTTTGCCGAAACCACTACAGTTCTCATACCTAATGTATATGCCGAAACTGCTGATTGCTGGAAGTCATTCGGAGTTCTAAAAATATTTGAACTTGTAAAAATTCCTGAAATGCCAACTAATAATTGATTTGTACCTAAAGGGCTTGTTTTTTTCAAAGTAACGCCTGAACTATTCAGCAACAATTCTGAAATATTAGTTGTAGACGTGTAATTTCTTATCGTAGTAGCTAACTTTGTAAAGTTGAATAAACTCGTTACTGCTGAACTTAAAATCGATAAATTAAAATATTTACTCGTTCCCGTTCCCCCAAAAACTTCAAGACTATAATCAGTTGCTGTATCTGTTTCGGTAAAAGTTCTCCCCGCAACCGTCACTTCCTGTAATGTCGGAACAGAGCCACCGCCCAACTCACTAATAGCAACCCTTTTATTAATACCTCCTTGTACAATTTCCGCTTCTTCAGTACCTACTAATGGTAAATCTGCTGGGTCTAATTGTGTTATTTTTACATTTGCCATATTATTCTAATATTCTATAATTATTATTTTCTGTAATTCTAAATTCTCCGCTTTCTAATATTCTATAATTAAAATCAGCATCAAAAAAACCAGCATTTTCTAAATTATTTATAAAGAAACTTGCTTTTTCTTCCTTAGCTGTAAAACTTATTTTAAAGCCGTTTAAGCTATTCTTTGCGCTTCCAGTTTCATAGTTTAAAGCACCGCTTTCAAGTCCGTAATATAAGCCATAAATATGGTACAATCCGTTATTGTCTTGGAATATGATACGGTAATCTTTATTTAATAACTTTGTTAATTCTAAACCGTCACTCAAATACTGTAAATCGATTGCAATACTTTGATTATAAAACTTTCCGCCCTCATTTGTTTCTAATGTTTCACTAGGTGAGGGATTTCCAACGTAATTAAAACGATAAATTGTAGTTTGCGGAAAAGTTACTAAAATATTATCGTTAATTACTATCTGACTATTGGCATAATTCACATAAGGAAAAACCCAAAACTTCTTAATTCCTCCTAAACTATTGCGACAAGTCATTATTTGGATATTTAGTTCTACCAAAATACCAACCAATGGCAACATCAACGCCTTTAATAGCATTAACCTCGTCTTGATAGGTTTTGTATTCAGGTAAATTATTTTTACAAATCCATTTATTAAAACGCTCAATTAGCATTTGAGCATAGTTTTTATTTTTACCCGCTAAAAATTGCACTTCTTGTTTATCCACAACCTCTGCATTTTCCGCTGTGTGTTTATAAATACCGCCATTATTAACCATATAAGAAGCGATTTCGATATATTCAGACAAAGCCATGTTTTTAGTAATTGGCTTAATAAATTCAGTATATAAATCCAAATATAAACCCGCTAAAGTATCGTTTGTAACATCGTCAATTATCTTATCGTATAACTCCGTACCTAATAATGGCTCTATAACGCTTAACTGCACGTTTGCAATACAGAAAACATATTTATCTATATCAACATTTCCTCCTAAAACGGTAGTTGATGCGATTTCTTGCGGTGTAATAAATAATAACTCTGCCATTATGTAAATCTTTTATTAGTTGGTAAAAATCCGTTATAAGGCATATCAACAGGTTTTTTAGTTGCTAAAGGCTCACCGCTATTTGGTATTTCAGTTTTCACGCCTAATTCTTTTAAACCTTTTATCATTTGCTGTGCTTTTTCAACAGTTATATTTTTATTACCTTTTTTTAAATATACTTTTCTTTGCCAAAAATGATGGCAATCTCCACCGCCTTTGTATTTTAGGATGTCGTATGTATTAGCTCCTTCCGGTCCCCAACCTGCATTAACAGCTCTTTTACTTGCTTTGTCTATATCTTCTTTTCTGAACACCTTACCTGCACTAATCATTTTTTGACAAAAGTCGCGCTCGGGGTTTAAATTTCCTGCGTATTCAAAACGTACTTTAAAATATTCGTTGTCTATTTCAGACGGTGCTAATGGTAAATTAGCGGGTACACTTGCAAACTGAAAATCAATACTTTCGTCAGTCCATTTTTCACAATCTACAACCTCCCAAATTTCTAAATCTTCATCTTCGCCTAATTCTAAAAATTCTTCTAAATCAGATTTTTTTTTTACATCACTACTCATTTGAGTGCTTTGCACTTGGTCTGTTAGTGGTTTAAAATATAAATCTAAATTGATATTATAATAAACTAAAACCTCCTCTAATGCCTCAAGTATATATCTTTGCTTTGGCGCAATAACTCTTTTCATTAACTGAGCTTCCGCTTCGTCAAGTTCATTTGCATTATTTCCTAAACCACCCTCTGACATAATACCGAACAACTTAGGGCTTACAACTTTGTGACCTGTCATTATTTGCTGACGGCTTTCATTTGTTAAGTACTCCCATTGTTTATGCTGAGCATCGTTTACAGGAAAAGGAATAATAGTTATTTCAGCATCACGCCCATTGAATGAAATAATAAAATTCATTGCATTAGGCGAACCTGTTAATTTTTGTTTAATCTTAGTTTCTAATTCGTCTTTTTGCTCAGGTGTCATTCCTCCACCGTCAGGAACGTTTATAATATATCCTGCGCTTAATCCTTTTTTAATTGAGTTAATATAAAAGTTAGCTAATTCCTCCTCCATTTCGCAATAAGGGAAACAAGCTAAATAATCAGAATATGCAAAATAATTACATCCCGCTTTATATGGTTTAATATAATATATTTCTATTTCGTCTGTTGACGTTCCGAAAGCTGGATATTCTACAGGCGGATTTTTAGATGTATTGCTCCAATCTCTACAATGCCAATATGAAGTTATTTCTCCGTCCTCATTTTCTAAACTAGGTACAACTTGCTGTTTGGGTAAATGTGAAATAGTAGCTAAATCCTTACCGCCTTTTGAACGTATAACTTGAAAACAAGCCTCGCCAAATAACTCAAAGTCAGATATTATTTTACGTGTTTCTTTAGGATTAAGAATGGTTAAAAAATTAATCCATGCGGTTAGGTTTTTATTCCTTGCTCCTAATCCTTGCCCATACATTAAATCGATATAACTTGAAACAATTGCGCTATTAGTTGGCGAACCATTATAACGGTCGATAACAGTTTGAAAAAAAATATTATTTTTACCGTTCAATACCCAGTTTTTAGATTTATTTTCCTCTAATTTTGGGCGTACATAGTTACTTAATTGTAATAATCTTATATCGTTACTCATAAAAATAAAGTCCGTTTGTTAATTTATAATCTTGTGGCACTTGTGACGTAGCTAATAATTTCCCACGAAATACTATACCATTTTCGTCTGAAATTTTAATCCTGAATTTTTGATTTTCAGTAAATGTATAGTCAAATGTAAGCGATGTTATTCCGTTTGTGGTTAAATAAATATTGTCTACAATCTCAGTTAATTGTGTTGTTTCATCATACAATGAAAATACTAAAACATCGCTAGGGTAATATCTAGGAATGAATTTTATTATATGAGTTGTGTCATTTGGATTTACTACGTTCATACTATTTAAACTAAAAAAACTCGATATTGTTATATATCGAGTTTTAAAACTAAAAAAAAATAAAATATTACAATAAAGCTAAGAATGCTGTAACTGTTGGTGCGTCTAATTTAGGAGATAAACTCCCTGTTGTAGAAACTCCTGTAAGTGTGTAACCGTTTAATTCTGCTTTCGCTCCACCTGTTGACTGAGTAACAGAAAAATCAATTCCATCATCTTGCCCTAACAAATGGTAAACTCCGTTTCTGTCTTTTACAACAGCTATTGGAAAACCATAAGCCAAAAGATTTAATTGTGCTGACGTTGTAGCATCAACTTTCTTTAAAACGATTGTACTTGTTTGCGTGTTAACTGTAGTTCCTGAGTTTCTATCAGGTACTAAAGCCTCGCTTACGTTATTACCGTCGCCCTCTAATTCATATTCAAATACAGTAGTCAATAGCGGGTTAATCGCTGTTGCTACTCCTGCAACAATTGTAAACGCATCTTCTAAGAAATTAAATAAATATAATTTACCTAATCCACCTAACGACTGCTTACATTGTTTTAATCTTCCTGCCGTTATATCACAAGCCATAATTAATAAATGTTTTATAAAGGGCGTAGTTAAACGCCCTTATATTAATAAAATTATGCTGGTTTGTACAATACAATTTCAGCACCGTAAGCATATCCAATTGCTCCTGTAAATACAACTTTCATTCTAACAGTTCCTGACAAGTCTGTTTCGTCCATGTCTTTAATTTTAATTTCATTGTGGTCTGCTAACAAACCTGTAATGAAAGTAACATTTGAACGTGTGTAAGCTACCATTGTAGAAGACGCCAATCCTTTAATCTCAGTCAAAGTATAACCGTTAAAATCAAACTCAGACGGGTTTGTGAAAGTACCGTTTGAACGAGCGAACGAACCTTGAATTTTTTTCAATGCTCTAAGAACGTTTGTTGCTACTCCTAAAATCAAATCTTCTGCGCCGATAACCGCATCTGGTACGGTATCAATAAATTTAGCTAATTCCGCTTCAACGTTTGCTGATGTAATAGCTACAGGTGTTGCAACATCTAAAACAGTTGCATCTGCTACTAATTGAGGGATAAGACCTGCAAAGTTTCCTGTTGCATTATCTCCTACCCAAATATCGGTATCGATTTTTCTAGCAATTACTCTAGCCATATCCATAAGGATTGCGCCTTGTTCGGTTGCTGGTAAAGTATCATTGAAAGCTGAGAAACCCATTTCTTTAGCTGTCCATAATTGTCTAAAATCTTCTTTACACAATTCGCTATCCCACTTTACTTTTTTAGGAGTAATTTCGTATTCGCTCAAAGTGATTGAACCGCTTGGAGTAAATCCACAAACGTAATCAACGAAGCCTGAAGCCGTTTCAATTTTTCTTAAAAAAGTAGAAGATACCACGTTTGGTAATACCGTTACTAAGTTGTCAGAAAAAGTATTTGAGCCCTTTATCATTTTACCGATATAGTCACCCGCTACTTCACCAACGTAATTTGTTGTAATGTCTAATGTAGTTGCCATTTAATTTTGGTTGTTAAGTTTAGTTAATAAGTCTGCAAATTTTCCTGTAGCTGGAGCCGTTGGCGTTCCTTTGATTGGTTTACTTGCTGGTTGTTTTGATAATTCTGTTATTTGGTTTTTCAATTCTGTAATTTGTGCCTCTTGGGCTGTGTATTTAATCAAAATAGATTTAATAGCACTTTCGATTTCACTAGCTATTTTAGCATCGTTTGAAACTTTACCGTCGTTTTGTGGCTCAGCCATGTCAGTAGGTGCGTCTTCTTTAGGTTCTTCTACTTGTTTTATTTCACCTACCAAGCCCTCTTCGGTAACGATTAAAACCGTTCCATCTTCCAAAGGGTGTTCTCCAACAGGTACAGGTACTTTCGTTCCATCTTCTGCCGTTACCCAACAGGCAATACCTGTTTCTAAAACTTCGCCATCGTACTCGATTTTCAAACTTCCATCAGCTAACATAATAGAACCTAATTTTATTTCGGTTTCTTTACTTTCACCTTTAAAAGCTAACAAAATCTTTTCTAACAAAGTGTTAGTTTTTACTTGTTCACTCATATTTAATTCACTTTTTAAATTTACTTCCTCTAATGACAGCATAGCATCAATTGAAAATCCTTGTACTTTTCCTGTCTTAACGTAATCATTCCAAACGTCGTCACTATCAACTTTCATAACAGCAACCCACGACCCTTTAGGATAACTAAAACCAAAGTTAGTTGACTTATCAATATCAGGATTTTCAACTATCCAACTTTCAGTAAATGTAACGCCTTGAATATTTTGCTTTACATCGTGTTCGATTGTACTGTTTGAATGGCTGTTATTTTTAAAGAAACCATAAGACAATTCTTTTATTGTTTCTTCTGAGAATACAATATTAAACTCCTCGTTGTTTTGATTTCTATAAATTGGTTTATTTGGCTCTAAAACTAAACCCATCAAAATCCGTTGTTCTTTATCAACTTCTTTTAATTAAAAACAACACATACAAATGAAGGTAGAAGAAATAAAATTAGCGTTTGAAACGAATGTGCAATTTGCATTAGTGGACAATTTAATAGGTCACACAAACGACCTTAAAAAATACTACAAAGAGGTTAGTGATGCTACCACTGATTTCTCAAACGCAAAAAGCAAAGTTTCAGTATTAGCTAAAAATGCAAGAACTACAATAGTAAACAGTAATCGTGTTAAGGATGAGTTTTTATCTAAAGCTAAAGATTTAGGAATTGACCCTAATTCTATAAAGGAGTATAAAGAAATGCAAACAGGATTATCTAATGTAGCATCGTTAAGTAAGCCCATTGCGCCACCGTTCTCTAAGATAGCGTTTGAACTGTCGCCCATTGATTTAGTCAAACCCGTATTACTACCTTTTAACTCATCTATGGAATGGTCAAGTTTTACTACTTTTTTATTGATAGCATCAAGACCTTGCTCTTTTACAACAATGTTAACTACTTTCTCAATCATTTTTTAAATATTTCCATTTATACCTATTACACATTTTGCTTTTTCCTTTTAAACATTGTTGTATTGATGCTGTACTTACATTATTATCTATTGATGCTAATTTTATATTATCGTACGTTTTAATTTCGTTTCCTAAATATCTAAAAACTTTTTTCCCTTTTTTGTTTCTTCCATTATTTAAAGAGTGTATTATGTTTTCTGATTGAGTACACCATTCTAAATTTTCAACAGAATTATTTAATTTATTACAATCTATGTGATTAACCTGTAACTTATTATTGTTATAATTTTTTATAAAATGCAAAGCTACTAATCTATGAACTAAATAATCTTTTCTTATTTCTTTATTATACAGAATAACTCTTGCATATCCAAATTTTGTTTTTCTTAATTTTAAAAGTTTTTCTTTTTTATTTAGTTGATTACTTTTAATATTTCCTAAATTAGATATTTCGTAATTTTCAAATCCTTCAATAGTTTTCCAAATTTCCATATTTATATATTTAATGTTATATATACAAATATAGCTTATTATTTTTTATTGTGCCATACCCTTGTAATTTTTCTTTTAAATATTCTAAAGTTTGAAGTCAATTCATTTTTACCCTTTGCGATTTCTGTAAATTCTCCAGCACCGTAAAAGTTATTCGATTGTAGTAATGTAATTATTTCGGCTATCATATTATCTTGCTTTATGACTTCTATCAAAATTAAAATTAAGACTATGAATATCAAAGTTTGCGCCAGTTGCTCTTATATATATTTGTCCCCCGTTAGATTCCCAAGTGCCTAATGTATAAGCACTAGGTAAATTATACATAACTCCTTTTTCAGTAGTTCCTCTGAATAAAATTGTCTGTCTGTATAGTTCACCAATTGCGCCACCAATATTAATCCATATATCTAATTCGCTATTTGTTGCGCTCGGTGTTGCTTTAAAATATAACATCATATCTAAGTTATCACCATTTCTTCCAGTTATTAAGGCGGATTTATTACTTGATACTGTAGCTGTTGCCCCACTAGTACCTCCTGTAATAATTTCCGCATTTATAAAAGTTCCTGTTAGATTTGTTATTCTATATTTTAAACTTGATATTTCCTTTAAAGTACCTGTTGCCCCACTTATTGCGCCAGTGATTACCTCTCCCTCCACAAAAATACCCGTAACCGAAGAAACTGTTAGTTCAACAGCACAGTAAAATGTTTTTATATCTGACGGTATTTGACTATCAACTATTGTTTTAGCCCTATTTGGAAGCAGTGTATCAACCCCTGACGTTAGAACAAAAGGAGAGCCACTAGTATAAACATTGTCAGAATAACTCGCCCATCCTGTTTGTTCTAATAAAAAATCTCTATCATCGTACAACTCTGTAAAATTATCATTCACTTTTGTAAAGGCAACCCTAACAGCGTCACCCGTTCCATCGTTTGCACTCGTACCAATTCCTATCGTTTGTTTAGCCATTATCTGCTGTTATTAGTGTTGTATCTGATTTTATAACTGTACTATCCGCTGTTACTATATTTGGATTTTGTATAATCTCAATAGTAACTGTTTGTAATGTATCTGTGTTTGTAATTACACATTGATTAAATCTTTGTAATCCTGTTGAGTTTTGGCTGATTTCAAACTCAGCATTAAAACCTACATTCTCTAATTTTAACCATGATGCGTCGTCTATTACATAACTATAATTTTTTAGATTTGTTATATAGACAGTTTGAAATTGATAACGAAAATCAACATTTAAAGCCGTTCGGCTTGCTGAAAAACTTTGTAAATTATTATCAAATGAATTTATTAAAGCTAAATCAATTTCTCCATTTAACAGATTAAAATTATAGTTATCAATTCTATAATAATCACTATCAATTTTTAGAACGTCGTTCAATTGTAACTTAGATAAAATACGCAATGGTAAAATACCTTTATAACGAAATGTACGACGCTTAATATTAAAAATTGCCTCTATGTAATCCTGATAATAATTTTTATATAACGTGTTTTCGGTTATGTTTCCGTTCCATTCGGACGCTTCTTTTCCAAACGTTAAACTATAAGCTGGATTAACTAATATTTGAGAGTGTGACGGTATGTTTATAAATGTAGATAAATGCTCCTTAACTCCAACATCATTCCTAAACGCTATTGTTTTTGTACCTATGCTTTGATTAATATTATAAAATAAATGTGCTTTAGGATTAACAGACTGAATACTATCGTCAAATATTCCACCAACCATAATATTGGTTAAACTACCGTCTAAAATATTAGGCAATCTTTCGTAAACAATTTGTTCAAATGGTAATTGGATTTCAAACTTTTCACCATCTAATAAATTACCGTCCTCGTCAGTTAGTTTTGCTTCCTCATCGCCATAAGCTATAAAGTTATTTTTTAAAAAAATGCTGTTTAATAATGTGGTTGGTTCTTGAAATTTAAAACTGATTTCATTTAATATTTTACCACGTTCAACGTCGTATATGTCACGCTTAACATATTTTGAAACGTCGTATAAATTACCGTCTGCATAATAATCATTTAAAGTATTTACATAAACATTGTCATACTCATCTGCTATAACGACGAGTTTAAACATTTGAAACAACCCCTTCATAAATTCCAAGACTTTTATCTTTGGCATATTTGCGGATGTTTCAAAATTGTCTAATAGAATAACGCTTGACGCTAAACTTTGTTTATCTAAAACAGTTGGTGCTGTATTTTGATTTCGTCTTAATAAAATACTTGCTTCATATTCAATCGAGTTTGAAGTGCTGATAAAAAATTGACAGCTAAAAGGCGTTATTCCTGAGCCAAAGGGCGTGTCTAAAAAATCTGTTATTAATTCTCCGCCCTCACATTCTACAACAGCAATATTAACACCGTTATTTCTAACAATTAATCTATAAGGAACATCTGTTGATGTTGGTGTAATGGTGACTCTATAACTAAAAATCCTTAGCGTACCTGTGCCACTATTTGTGTTTACCCATGTATCTGTACTTAAACTTAAACCAAAATCAACACCGTTTCCACTCGTCCAATTTATTAGTTGTTCTGTTTCAACTCCTTGTATTGATTTGTCTGCATTTAACCACATAAACAAATCTAAAAATTCAGTACGTCCAAAAAAGTCACGTGAAAAAACAATATTATATTTTGCCTCAATCGCTTCAATAACTTTAATTAAACGCAAAGACGGTTTCAAATCGTTCCATTTTACACCCGTTAATGCTCCACCAGTCCAAGCTATATTTGCTAAGGTATCTGTATTTGTATTATCGCTTACCGTTCCGTTATAGTAATACTGTTTCTTAGCGAATAGATTATAAATCATGTCGCCACTAAACAACGAACTTATAAGCCCTGCTTTTACATTTGTCGAATTATATAAATGGTCAAATTCTGAAAAGTCCAAAGCACTTAACTCGTCGTCTTTAAATTTGTCTTTTAAAGAAACTAAATTGCCCCAAAAATTTATGGTGTATGAACTCGGATTACCTTGCTTTACTTTTACACTTTCTAAACGCCATTTACCAAACTTAAACGGTAAGCCGTCAAGCTCAATTCTTCCAGCTACTTTTGTACGTGCATCAAAAGTATTATCTATTGTAGCATCGTAATAATGCTTAAATAGATTGTTGTTTGATGCCGTTGCTGGAACCGTAAAACTCTTTGTGTAGTCTGTAGTATTAGCTGATATATCGCTAGTCTTTGCTATCGAACTGTTAAGCTCAATAGTTTCATCCTTAAATAAATCTAACTTTGTATCGGCTATGTATAAATCAACTATCATGAATTATTTATTTCATTAAAAGCATAATCAAATTCAACTTCGTAATTAATTAAACGGTCTTTTTGTCTTGTCTTGTATTCTAAAGATTTTGATGTAACATTCAACGGTATATAAATATCGTTTTCTAATTGCCAAACTCTCTCACTTAAAAACAATTGTTTAAAAGTTTCATTCATTACCTCTTTAACAAATCCGCTATTTACTTTAAATTTACTTTTACCTTGTACATTGTATTTAACGTATTGATGAAAGCTATCTAAAGGCTGACCTCTATCGCTTTCATATTCTTCATTCGTAACGCTTAAACTTTCTGTTAATGCTTTAAAAAAAGTAATAAATTGAAAAGCGCCTTCTTTATTTTGGAACGCAATATCTATCGGAGTGTATCTACATTCGTCTGTTATTAACAAAGTGGTTGTAACACCATTAAATATAATCTCTACATATTCGTCAGTAGTAGCTTCTGAAACGTCAACCCAAACATTTTGCACCATTTCTGCGCTGTCTAATGAGGTTGGCTCTGCTAGTGAATAATCTATTTGTAAATCAGGGTAACTTTTAACCGTTATCATATTACGATGTTATAAATATTAGAATAAATATTGATATTGTTTATAGTATCAAATGTAAAAATCTGTACGTCATAAGTTCCTGATACTATTGGTAATTCAACCTCATAAGGGGACGCACCTATAACATCTAAACCTATTACCCAAGTCGTTGACGGTTGTAATCTATAACGATAAAATATGTCGTCGTGTGTTCCGCTTTCAGTATAAGTAATGTCATATAATGGCGCTGTTGTTTCAGCTATTAAAGTAATCTCTAAAGTAGCCGGAGGTGTAACTGTTTCTTCAATTAAAATAGGTAAAGAAAAAACACCACCTCTATTTACTTTAAATTCCGTTCCTGATAATAATATTTTATTTGTTGGTGTCGATGTATTCTCACCATCCATCCCGTAAGCATAACCACGTGTCATTAATTGAACGCTTTGTAATTGTGGTAATAAATCACTAGCATCTGACGTTGTGTATCTTATTTGCGTTTGTACCCATTGCTGATTATTACCGTCTATTAATTCCGTAATCGTTCCTAATTGCGGTGCAAAGTCTATGAAGTCATTAATCAAACGAGCGATATTAACTTTGTCATTTCCTGTTGATGCTGTAACATTCTTTATAGTTTTTTCATAACTAGCTGTAGCTGGAACTGCTGATTTCAAACCGTTCCAAACGAATATTTCTAATGTATAACTATCACAAGTTAAACCGCTAAATGGAGCGACAAAAGGAATGGTTAAATAATAAGGCGATAAACTTTTTATCATATCTTCAATGTTACTTTAATTTGTTCTTCTACTTCTAATGCGTAAGCCTGATAAATATCGTCTGGTAATCTTAAAAAAGCATCCTCAAAAGGTTTTGTAAAAAAGTTTGTGGTTGTTAAACCTTTATTCCAAATTGAGCGAATGATTAAAAACGCTGTACTTTTATATGTTAAAAATTTACCCGTCTTTCTATCTTTAAATTGTATTCTTTTTCTAGTTACCCAACCGTTAATGCCATTTGTTAAACCTCCGCTTTGCCCCGAACCTGAACCAAATTTAAACGGGCTGTTTGGCGCTTTCAAACTCGATGTTTTACCTTTTACCCCTTTATCTACAAACTCCCAATAATCTTCTGCGCTACCAAAACTAAAAGTCAATCTAGTTTCTTTCGGTGTTGATATAACTTTATAACTTATACCATCATATAGTGCGCTTGTATCTTTCTTTTTACGTTTTGATAAATTAGATTTAGCCTGTTGCTTAACGTATTTACCAAACTTATCTAATTCATTAACTACGGACATAGCGAAATAATTTCGTTTGGCATTTCAACTTCAAAGTTTAAAATCCAACCATCTAATATATTTGTTCTCGCTTCTGTTACTATTTCTAGAGTCGGGTTTTCGCTTGATGTGATATTGTTCTGCTCAAAATCAGTGTACATTTTTAACCACATTCTATTTAAAACTGCTAAAGTTTCATTTAGATTGTCTACTTCATTGTCCTGCTCCCAAAATTTATCCGTTCTAACTTCTTTGTTTATATCACGAATATCTAAACACCCTAACTGAACGTTGAATTTAACTGTTTGCCCGTTTGTAAAACCTGCTGATATTACATTGACATGAACTAAAGGAAAAATATTACCCTTATCTAAATCTATTTTCTCAAAATCACCCTGAGTAACTGTATTAACAAACACATCGGCATCGGCTAATGATTTTATATAGGTTAAAAGTTGTGTGTATTGGTTCATTATAACTCTATTGTGTTAGATTTGTTAGTCATTATCTTATGTTTCAATTTCTGCTTATCGATTTTGTGCGCTAGGAAAACATGAATTTCATGTATATTTAATTGTAACACCTTATCTATTTTTAATATATTTCCTTTAGCTAAACTTTCGATAGTTGCATACCATCCCCACTTTTCAAAGTAGTCACTTGCTTGTTTTCCCTCTCCTGTTCCGCTTTCGTAAATCTCTGGGTATAAATCAATAATTCGTTCGCTAAACTCGAAAAAAAAACCAGCGCACCGTTTACAATTGACATCGGCATATACTTCATAACGTCAGCATATAGCTTTGTCCCCTGATAAGGTATAATAGAATAGTTACCAAAACTATCTTTCTTTGCAATTGGTCTGAATAAAATAGCCATTACATTGTTAAGGCTTTCAACATCCATTCCATGTAATGATAAATCGCTAAACTCCGCACCTGTTATATCGTCTAAATTTGGAATAAAACCAAATTCAATATCTTTTATTTTAAAAATAGGTTTAAATTCCGTTGTTTGAGTTAATGCCTTATCTATTGTATTTAGTATATCTTCTAAATCAGTCTGTTTTATATTATCAACTTCATTCGCTTTAACACCTGTAAAGATTTCAATCTTACGTTTATTAAAATTATAAACATCTAAGTCCTCACGCTTAGTCAATACATCATACTTTTGGAATTGAGCCAAAGTAATATCGTTTAGACTTTCAGGAATAATTATCTTCATACTATTAAAACTATTTTTATTTGATTTTGTTATTTAGCGAATGTCAATATTAAAGTTACCGCTTAGTTGATGTGAAACATTGTAGCGGATTGCGTCAATAATATGGTTCCAAGCATCTGAAAATAATTTACTACCTTTATCGGTATAAACATAATTATTTAATTCTTTTCCTATATTTTCACCCTCTACTATTAACTCATAATCTTGCATTAATGCCACACCCGACGCAATACTTCCTGCGCCTTTTACAACACCAACAATCTTACATCCTAACTTTGATAACTCATCAATC